TTACGCTTTTAATAGTGACAGTGATGTAACGTGGTTTTGGGGAAACGTTTACAACGCTGGTGACACATGGGGAATATGTCGGAAAACTGGTTCTTCTATGGACCAGTCGGCAGCGGATTCTGGAAGCCTTCTGTTTCAGATTGGTTCTAACGGTGCCGCATACAACGTGACTGGCACATGGGGGACAATTTCCGATGAGCGTCTAAAAAGCGATATCACAACGGCGAGACAATACACCGCTGATTTAGCGAAACTGCGAGTCGTTAATTACTCACTAACTCAACGAGCCGAGATGAACGAAGAGACTGGTGAAGTTGAAATTATTGCATTAGAGGAGCCGTCTGGAAAACTGTTAGGGCTTGTTGCTCAAGAGGTAGAAAAAGTATTTCCTGCAATGGTGGACACACGCACTGATGGGATGAAGAGCGTAAAAACTTCGGTGCTGGTTCCGATGATGCTTACCGCCATTCAAGAATTAACAACAAGAATTGAAGAACTGGAGGCTGCGTAATGGCTATAAATTTTCCTGACAGCCCTTCCGTGAATGACACGGTTACACAAGGCGACCATACTTGGATTTGGGATGGCACTACTTGGAATTTAACTGCTGCTACAGCTGTGGCTCCTGCTGGTTCTAACACGCAGGTGCAATATAATAGTTCTGGCGCTTTTGCTGGTTCAGCGAATTTAACTTTTGATGGTTCAACTGTATCTGTCAGTAGCGGTACAGAAAATATAGGGCTTAAAATTACTTCTACTGATGAGAATGCTTTAATTTCTTTCGCTGATGATGGGGCTACTGCTCATGGTTACGCTGCTTTAGGCGGTAATGATGATGGGTTGATTTTTTTCGCTGGTGGTAACGCAAGGATGACTATTGATTCTTCTGGAAGGATACAGACTCCACAAGTTCCAGCGTTTCGAGTCGCTAACACAACAGGAAGCGGAGGTTACTTATGGAACGGTTCAGTATCTGGAGCAGGAACTGTTATATTTGGTACCGATAGCGGATATGGACTATACGATAACGGAAACAACTACAATACAAGCAATGGTGTATTTACTGCCCCTGTAGACGGTTATTATTTCTTTACTGCAACTATTTTTATGCACACGTCTTATGATAACGATACCGACGGTTACTGGGGTTTCTCAAGCAGCAATGGTCAAGTGGTAACAAACCACGGAACCAAAGGTGAAGATGGTGGGCAAACCGTTTCAGGCATATTTTATTTAGATGCAGGCGACACTGCCAAAGTGTATGTATATACTTCACATGACCTTTATACATGGCTAACAGAGCAATATAACAGTTTTCAAGGAATCCTATTAGGATAAGGAGGTAATAATATGAGTAAAACATTTACAGTAACAATCACAGACGCAGAAGAAAAAGCATTTTTCTGGGACATTGTTGATCCTGAAGATTGGGTAGACAATGTTGTTAAAGATAAGTGTCGTAAAGCGAAAGACCGTTTATACGACGAGGAAGTTAAACGCATGACTAACGATGACAGTGTTACTTCTATCCCTGCGGATAAAGACACTGTTATTAATAACGCTAATGTTCAAACTGCGGCTGAGCGCACTAGTGGTGGTCCATCATGAGTGAATCAGAACATTTAGGTAAAGCATTACATCATTTACAAGAAGCGATGCTGACAACAGGAGGCGACACGCCTTCAAAACCTAGCAAAAAAATAAAAGACAAGGCAGATTCAGCTATTGGTATTGTCGATAAAATTAAAGATAATATTGCATATGTATTGGGCCTGCCCGCAGCTATTTCGGGAGCGTTTGGATTTCTATGGGAGTCTAGCGCAGAAGAAGCTGCATTAAAAGATCAGGTAGCTCAGTTAGAAGCTGCCGTAGCAGACCTGCAGGCTGGAAGTGACCTATTGGGTGGTGGGGCTCTTAACTTTAGTCTCGATCCATCAACAGCCTCGGGTTCAATTACGTTGATGATAGTAGCAGGGGTAGCAGTAATTTTTATAGGATTACTATTCTTGTATCAACGCAAGCGGAAAGGACGCTATGGGAATGAGTAGTGAAAAGACTCCTATCTGCGTTGCTAGTGACATGTGTAGCTCTTTCAGGATGCTCAGGTAAGAGCAGTACTACTGAATCTACAACAACAACTATAGATACATCTGATCCATCTGTTGTCTTAGAGGATTGGGCTATCCCTTTTGTTCCAGATGATGATTCATTCTCGTTTGAAAACTTTGGCGGTGGAGAGCCTCCCGCTGACTTAACAGTAAATATGGCTCGTAGAATGTATGGTGACGATCAGGTCTGTCAGACCGTGGTTGATAACCAATGTACTCCGTTCCCTGTGATATTGCAGTTGATCGCTCAGGCAAACAGATCTATGAAAGGTGGTTTGTGTGAAGGGTTAGCAGTTTTAAGCTTGAGGCTCTCAGGAGATGTATCAAGCATTCAGACTTTTCAACAAGTGCAAGAGGTATCTCAGCTAGTAAAAGATGATCCTGCTTTGATGTCTGAACTTGCTTTTTGGTATGTTACACAGTTTGCTCCCGAGGTTCAAGAAAGAGCCTCTGTATATAGGCAAATGGAGCCTATGGATTTAGCTAGGATACTTTTGGAGGATTTTGAAGAGTCTGCTATTGGAGGATCTGCAACAGGCTTTACTATTGGTATATATTCTGATGAAGGAGGGCACGCTGTAACTCCATATAGAGTGGAGCAGACAGTATCTGGTTACAGGATATATATCTATGACTCTAACTGGCCCACAAGCGAACGCTGGATAGATGTTACGGATTCTGGGTGGACATACGCCCTTGCCGCTACAAACCCCTCAGAAGCCTCCTCAGCGTGGTCAGGAGGCGCTGGGACAATGGAGCTTACCCCAATGACTGCACGCAAGCCACCGTTTAATTGCCCTTTCTGCCCCACTGAGGGTGATACAAAGTCAGGAACGCTGCTAACAGTTGCTTCTTCGGGTTCTAAACAAGCCACGTTGCAAGTTCAGACCAGTACAGGTCAAAGACTTGGTTATTATGATGGAGAATTTCTAAATGAAATACCGGGGGCTACGTTCAGATACCTCATTAGTGGTCCATCCACATCTGATCCTGTATTGGTTTCTTTGCCTGCAACAGTAGATGCATTTACGGCTGATGTTGGTGTATTGAATACTTCAGGTAGTGATATTGTTGAAGAAGAATCTAATGATCGGTTCTCTCTGCTAATACTTGATGAAGAACGATCCCTGCAGGTAGAGGCAACTCTTGAAGAACAAGAATCAGATGACCCATTCTTGATCGAGGAAGATTCCCTGATCAACTTCTCAGAGGAATCGCTTGAGATCGGAGATGTTTCAGAAGCTACTGTTTCTATTGCTATTGACGCTTTGGAGGCTGAAATTGAATTAGACGAGGGGCAAGAGATCGAGGTTGTATTCTCCGAGGATGATGTAGAGACAAGCGAGGAAGAGCTTGAAACAATGGAGATTGGAATCATTGATGAAGACGGTACCGAGCTAGCCGAAATAGAAATTGATTTAACAGACTACATTGTAGAGGAAGGTAGTGAGGATGATTTTGAACCACCTCCTCTCGTTATCGAAGTTTATTATGATGAAGAAGTTGGGGAAATAGTACAGGAGGAAGATGAAATTGAAGCTTGGGTTGCTACTGATGCCGAGTATTTCATTGCCGTAAGTGAAGGGAGGTTAGAAGAAGTGCTTGGTGATTCTTGGGTTGAAGAATATGAAGAAGAAGAATATTGGGAGCCTGAAGAGTCCTTGACTGAGATCCTTATGGAGATAGACGATGAGTATTGGGAAGATGAGTATTGGGATGAAGTGGATTACGACGAAGAGTGGTACCTAGAGGAAGAGGAATGGGACGACTGGGGTGATGACGACCCTTTAGCTGGGGGGTCTATTACGACCCCGATTCTGGTGAGTACGGAGAATACGGAGAGGAGTTTGATGATGAGATCATGGACTACGACTACTCCGAACACGACGAGTACCTCTACGACGAATACCCTGACTTTCACGGACAGTGGGGGGACAATGACGGAGATATGGAGGACGACTATATTTACGACCCTGACGGATTACACGACATTTACGGAGAAGGAGAATACGATGGGTCTGATCCAGACATGGAATACGAGTGGGGAGATTACGACGGAAACGACATGGGGGGAACCCACGACGGAGATCACGACAGTGACTACGACTGGGGTGAACATGGAGGAGTTTACGGAACTGATAGCGACGGATCGGGAGTGTATCTGGAGGGAGAATCAGACTGGGACGATGATTATGAACAGTGGGAGTGGAGCGATGAGTACGATGATGATTGGGACTTCGATGACGAATCCGAATATGATGACTCAGATGAGGACTATGATTCCTACGAAGAGTACGAATACGATGATGAATCCTATGATGAATATGATTCCTACGAGTATGAAGATTACGAAGACTATGATGATTCCGATGACAGCACCGGACAAACCGAGTGGATGTGCGACTCCGGGGGATGCGACAGTGACACAGAGGCAGGATGGGACGAATACGACTACTACTACGGATACGGTTACTAGCGAAGCTGCTGATGGATACTGGCACGACTATATAACCACTACAGACACAGTGGTAACTACTTATACAGATATAACTACGGTTGTGTGGAGTGATGGATACGTTCAGACCACTGAATCTGACCCATACAGCGTTACAGTTACATCGTCTTCTACTTCATCATGGTCTAACGATTGCGCACTAACAGGGGGCAACAATACCGTCTGGACAGGGTTTGGAGACTTCTGCATTGCAGATATTGAGACTTTCAATAGCAATGAGGATTCAGTAACTTTCACAATCACAGAGACAACAACTGTAACTATCTTGGCTGAAACTGAACTTACTTGCGATGGCTGGCCCGGGAATGCTAATAATGGAGAAGCGGATTATGGAGATCCTTATATTTACTTGTATGACAGTAACAATAATTTAATCGAAAAAGACGATGATGACGGTTGTTCTTGTGGTAATAACTGCGGAAGTGACGGAAATTGTTGGGATTCTTGGATTTCAAGAGAATTAACTGCAGGAACATACACAGTTAAGGCAAAAGTATACAACAATAACACAACTGGTTGGTATAAATTAACTATAGATACCGCAGATTAGTACGCAAGTTGCATTCTTTCTGTTATAATGATACTATTATATAGTAATCGAAAGGATTTTTAATGGATACAAATAATTTTAACCCTACAGCAGAAGAGGTAATTGCAGAGTTGCAAAATTCTCCAGAAGGCAAGAATCAACTTGAGCTTGCTGCTCTTCGCGTTATAGTGGCTAAACAACAGAGCTTTATACAACAGTCAGGTGAAGAAGTTTCCGATACTGATGAAGATAAAGTTTCAAAAAAAGGAGATAATTAATAATGACTATACCAGTAACTAGTAGTGGTGTTGACTTGTCTTTATTGCATCCTACATTTAGGAAAAGGCTAGAGGCCTTCTTTGCAGATGCTAGGATTGTAAATAGAGTAAAGGTTGTGTCTGGGTGCCGCAGTTATGCAACTCAAGCGCGCCTATATAAAAAATACAAGAGTGGCCGAGGTAATCTCGCCGCCAACCCAGATCGACGCTTCGGTAAGAATAACTTTTGGCGTGGCTCATGGCATATGCAACAAGAAGATGGGTACTGTTATGCAGTAGACTTTAGGATTACAGGATCAGGCATATCTACTTGGGAGGTTAACAATATTGCTAAAGAATATGGAATACACCCTACGGTTGCCTCTGAGTGGTGGCATCACCAGCCTCGTAATGGTAATGGGTGGTTTGATGCTCCTTCTTTATCTGAGAGTAAAGAAGATAAGAAAGAGTCTAAGGTTGACCTTAAAGCTATAGCGGCTTATCTTGAAGCTATAAAACAACAGTTAAGTTCTACACCTATGCGATATCGTGAAAGAGCAGAAAGAGTAAAAGTACTGCAAAGACGCTTAGGAGAAGTTGGCTATGATTGTGGAGTGCCAGACGGAGTTTTTGGTCGCAACACATTACGGTCAGTTAAAAAACTACAGAAATCTGCAAGATTGTCACGAGATGGCATTGTGGGTCCTGCTACTTGGAATGCACTTTGGGAATAATTTAAAAAATGGATAAGAGGCATAATCCCTCCTCTCCCCGGAGAGGGCATCCTATTATGTTCGGTAACCCAAAATTAACAGATCATTTTAATGAGTTCCCTGAAGGTGGGGGCTATCCTCTTAGGTTTGTAGAGTGGGTTCTTGATTCTTGGGAGTGTGATGACCCCGATAAGGTACTGCATCTTTGCGCTGGTTCCATGCATTCTGGAACGACAGTAGATATCAGAATGGAGACTGGACCACATGTCTTAGCTGACTGCAGAAATACTCCATTTAAAGATGAATCTTTTGAGTTTATAATGGTCGATCCACCGTACTCTGTTGAATACGCAGAAAACCTATATGGAACAGCGGATTTTTACCCAAGACCTGCTCAGATAGTTAAGGAAGGAATGAGACTACTCAAGCCGGGCGGTCTTTTTGGCATTCTCCACACTCAGGTTCCTGTTATAAGAAAGCCAGCAAAAATGGTCAATGTATATGGAGTTACTTTTGGTATGGGCTATGCTATAAGGGCGTGGACTGTCTTAACTAAAGAAAACTGTTTGTTTTAACACTTGATTAGTGATATTATATTCTTATATCATACTTTGTGAATAATAATTATCACAATGGTATAATTTTTTTAAAGAGGAATATAAATGGATGATGTAAAGATCAACACCAGCAAAACAGTTTCTTTATCGTTAGGTGCTGATCCTGATAGTAATACAGTGAATGCTACTCTATACCATGAGTTTGCTGACAGTAGTGTTGTGCAAGCTTCAACAGCATGTACACGCACTAGCGCAGGAGAGTATTCAGTTACTTTTGGAGAATCTACAGCTAATACTAATAATTACATTCTGGCTCAAGCCGGAGTGCACAAGGTTGTGTTCTCCTACGAGAAAAGCTCAACAGCTTTTACTAGTGAGGTTTATTTAAATGTATATACACCGTATATTACTTCTGCGTCTTTTTTCGCTAACAACGCAGATTTACAAGCACTTTATGGGGCAAAATTCGATGAACTTGAGAAAAAAGCTCGCAGAATTATTGACACATATTGTGGACAGTCTTTTGATTTTTACGGTACAAAAAGTTTTATTGTGGACGGCTCTGATAATCGCTACTTACGGATGCCTTATCCTATTGACACTTTGACTACCGTTGTTGCTGATTCTGGCGATAGCGACGCAGAAACAGTACACGATTCTAGTGATTCAACATTGAATAATCTAGAAAAATATAATTCAGTTGGAAACTTCGGTTCAACCTATTCAGTTAGGTTTAAGAATAAAGTTTCTGACACAAGAAAAACATACGTTGCTAGAACATATAGCAATAAGTTTAATAGTAAGTCCGACTATAAGGTTACAGGTTCTTTCGGGTGGAGATTCGTTCCCGGCAATGTTCAGAACGCTGCAGAGCTTCTTATATTGGATTTAATGAATGACGATAATGAGTATCGCCGCCACAGAATTCACTCTGTAGACATGGATACTACAAGATATCGCTTTGATTCAGATTTTTATGGATCGACAGGTAATGTTGATGCAGATACATTACTTATGGATTACACACTATATGTAATGGATTATGTGGGGTAGATTAAATGGCAAATGAAACCTTCTTAAGATTCCCACATCAAATAGATGTTCATAGTTACAACGAATCAGATAGCCCATCAGGGCAGGTAACTACTGACTTTTATTTTCACGAAACGATAAAAGGTATGCTTTCACCTAAAAATACAGATAGAAAATCGGGTCCGTATGTAAACGAAAGCAACCAGTACAGCATAGTTGTACCTAGGCATTTTGAGTCTAAAGTGAATTACAATTCTAGGCTATATAATGTTAGAGATAGCCATGGAGAGGTTATTGAATCGGGGCCGCTAGAGGTTCTGTCTCTGCTTAAAAGGCCCGGATTCTCAGGAAGAACACATCACATATACATTATTGCTCGTGTTGTTGTTGAGGAGAAGTGACTTTTTTATGTTAAACAGCAGCAAGGCGCTTGCAAACACCAAGAAAGCAATCGAAAAAGTTTCTGTTAGGCAATTAGATTACATTTCTGCCTTTAATCAGAACGCGCAAATAACGCATGAAAAAATAGAGCGCCAACTTGCCTCTAGATTCCCTGATGAGTCTATCCATTGGAACGTGGAGACATCAGTAAACAATCTTGAATTTTCTGCAAAGTTGGTGGATATAGATGACTATGGAAGATATTCTATGGAAGTTTTTGCTTCTGAGATAGGCGACATCTTCAAAGGGTGCTTTGCGGATATGTCTACCGCTATGGAGCGGGTAAGTGATGGTCAAGGAAGTGGTTTTGGTGCCTGAATATAGTGACCAGATCATTGCTTATGATTTTAATAATGAATTAAAAGAAAACTATAACTTAAAGGATATTGTTGGTAAAAAGCTACAAATATACCCAATGGTTGCGCCAAACAGCGCAAAACCTCCCTTTTTAGTTTATTTTTGGATTCCCGGGCATATAGAAAGCAGTTCTTACATACTACGTCAAGATAGTTTAAGGTATGTTATTTACGATTCTAATGCTGACCGTTTGTTTAAGATTAGTAACAAGATTATTAGCATGTTCGACGTTGGAGGTGGACCAAGAGGTCCGGGCGTTGATACAACAGTTCAATCAGGTGTTAATGTTAATAATGTTACTAATCGTATATTAAGTTCTAGCCTGATTGGATCGAGATCGGTCCAACCTTCTGAGAAGGAGGGATGGTACTCTGTCCAATTAGACTTTACAGTCATATATGTCGCAGATTAGAGTTCGCAATAAAAATGAATATAGGATATACTGCTATTACATATGTGGGAAAAACGCCTAGTTTTTCTGCTCGTATTGGTAAAGCTCAATATGAATTTGAGTGGCAAAATGCCAGAGGAGTAGGAGGAAGAAAAGGTGAGGTGCCTCTAGAGCACGCTAAAAAATTATCTAGGTGGAGGGACAAACGTGGAAAGCGTATGTTCACTCTAGAATAACATAGGAGGAAAAAATAATGGCTATTACGACTGCAAATATAGTTGTTGGTGAAGCAACAGTAGAGCTTGGTGAATCAGGAACCGCTTTTGGTTCTTTAACTGATGTTGGGGCTACCATGGAAGGTGTAGAGCTTACATGGGAACCTGATATGGTTGACATTGAGGTTGATCAGTTTGGTGACGCTGCTAAAGTTATCCAATCTCGTGTGAAGGTTATGGTTAAGACGACTCTTGCTGAGGCGACTCTTACAAACCTAGCCCACGCATGGAACTACAAGTCTACTTCTTCGGGAACAGACTCGGCTACACAAGATATTGTGACTGATTTAGACACAGTTTCTGGTGCATCCGCAACAAAAACATTTAAGTTTGGTATTGAGAATGTATATCCGTATGAGAAGGTTCTTCAAATTACTGGTAACGCTCCGGGTACAACCGCAAGCACTACTCTCAAAAGAATATTCCAAACTAAAAGAGCCGTATCTTATTCAGCTAGCTCTCACTCAATGAAGCGGGCTGAGGCTGTGGCATTCCCTGTTGAATTCAGGATCTTGCCTAACAGCGCGGATACAAATTATGAGTATGGTAAAATTATTGATGTAACTGCAAACAGTTAAAAATACTGTTTATTAGTTGGTATCAACGTAGATTCATGGTATAGTATTTATATCACATGAAAATATACGAAAGGTGTGAAAATTAAATGTCTACAAAAAACAAAGATCTTCGAGAAGGTCAACTTATAACCTTTGCAGATGGCGTAGAAAGAACGGTTTATCCTCTTACTATTCGTCAGCTTCGTAACTTTATGAAGATTGCAGAGAAATTAGATGTTGACGCAGAACAAGGGTTAACAGATCAAGATATTGATAATATGGTTGAAGCAGCAGGTATTGCTCTTCAAAAGGTCGATCCAGACCTTGCCAATGACCCAGACGCTTTAGAAGATGCATTGGATCTACGATGCTTTTCCGGCCTTATGGCCGCAAGCATGGGCAATGAGGTTGAAGAAGCCCCAAACGAGTAGGTGGAGAGGGAGCAGGTGTTGCCGGCCAGTCAAACAGTTGGCACACCTTCCCTCTCCATCACTTAGTTTTGGAGGCTTTTGTCTCTATTGGCGCATGGGATAGTGTCGAAGATATAGAAAATAAAATAACCTTGCCGGAGTTGACACATATTGTCGATACGTCTAGGTTTATGAGGCATCATGACTATGATGTCCTTGCGCAGCTTATTGGCGGGGAATCTATTGGTGATTATGATTCAATGACTGATAGAGAGCCTGCAGAGCGTAAGGCAAGCGATTCTGACATGACTCTTGATGGTGAGTTTACCATCTCACACCTACCTATTGGACTTGGTTATGAAAGTGAATAGGTGAGATAATATATATAATAGGTGGGAAAAGTGGCAGAAGATTTTGAACATAATATAAGGATTACTGGTTTAAATCAGCTTGGTGCATACAACACTAAACTAGTTCAGGTCAAGGCCAATACCGCATCTATGAAGACAGGTGCAATGAACCTGCATCAGATACTTGGTAAGCACAAGGTTGTCTACAAAGAGCTAAATGGCTTGATGGTCGGTAACGCTCAGTCGATGCGTCATATCATACGCAACCAAAAAATGATGAGAAGCGTGAGAAAAATGGAGATTCAAGATCTCCAAAAGTCTCAGGCGATGTTCAAAAAGGGCACTCAAGAATACAAGAAGATGGGCAAAGAGGTCCGCAATCTAAGAAATAGACTGCGGACTTTACCTTTGAGAAAGCTCGGAACCGACCTTAGAAACGTTTCAAAGGTTGCACAGGGTGCAGCAAAGAACCTCCAATGGGTAGGTCGCCAGATGATGGTTGGCTTTGGAATGCCAGTAATCATGGTAATGCGAAAGGCTATTCAGCAATTCTATTCTTTTGAGAAAGCCTTAGTTAGAACCCAAAAAATTCTCGCTAAAAACTCTGAATCGATGGAGGAAACCCGACAGGGGATTGCCAAAATTTCTAAAGAGGTTGGTGCAAGTCAGACCCTTGTTGCTGGACTAACTGCTGACTTCGCACAGATGGGTATTACGCTGCTTGGGTCGATTAAAGGATCAATAAATCTTGAAAAGGTCGCCCTTCAATATACGAGACTAGCTTTGGATCTTGAGAAAGTAGGTCAGGTTCAGGCAGGGGTTGGTCGTGACTTTATAGCTAACCTTTCTGGTCTTACACAAGCGATGGGACACACAGGTGACAGAATAGAGGTTGTCTCGGGTCTCCTTGCTAAGTTCAACATGCTTGAAAATACAACAGCATTGTCAATGGCTGACTTGGCTGAGGCTTTCCCTCAAGTATCTCCTGCAGCAGTTGCTGCAGGTATTGATCTAGTATTTCTAACTGGAATGTTGGGAAGAATGAAAGAAATGGGGCTGAACGCAACCGAGTCCGCTCACGCGTTAAAGTTCTCTATTCAGAGATTAGTCAATCCTACAACTAAGGCCGCAAAAGCAGCGAAGAAGTACAGCGATCAGTTCGGCCCAGAGTTCCATGAGAACTTAGGCATGGGCAACATGATGATTTTCAACTTGGCTGAAAACATGAAGCTTCTTGCTGAGAGAGCAAGCGATAAAGAAGCGCTTGTTTATTTAGGTGAGCTTGTTGGTAAGCGCCAAGCTTCTAGGTTGTTTGCTTTAGTTATGGGGATGGAGGGATTAACTGGCTCTATTCAAAATATAGGTCAGGCATTTCAGGATGTAAGCTTAAATGCATCTGGGGCAATGAGCATAATTGGTAGAGATATTGATAGTGCAAAATCGCTTGAGAATGTTGAGCAAATAATCAAGCACGCATTTAATGCCACTGACAAAATTAGAGCCATGGAAGACGACATCATCAGAGCAGATATGGCGTTGGGCGATCTAGGTATGGGGCTTCGGTTTGACGATACAGAAACAGATCAAAACGAAAGATCATCTGCTGCTGCTATTTGGAACAAGGGACTGTCTGGAATGTCTCCAGAGTTGAAAGCTCTTATTATTGACTACATGGGAGCAACTGCGGCTGGAAAGATCTTCACAGACGAGCTTGCCATCGTTATGGCAGGTCCAGCAGCAATGATGGACAAAATGAAAGCAGACGTTAGGGACGTGATGATAGATTTCGGTGCAGTTTTCTACGGTACTCTTCAAGGCCTTCTTCCAGTAATAAGAGACTTTACGGAAAAGATAAAAGGAATGAGCGAGAACACAAAGAAGGGGATCTTAATTCTAGTTGGTGGGTTGGTTGCTCTTGGTCCATTCATATTTGCGATAGCACAAATAGGTATCGTTTTTGCCACTGTTGGTAGAGCATTAGCATTCCTGACTCCATCCATGAAAATGTTAAATACACAGATGATGATTTCTAGGATAGCACAAGGCAAGAGTTTGGGTAGAATGCGAAATATTGCCGGGATGTGGATACAAGAAGATGGTCTCATAAAGAGAGTAACCACCAGTTTGAAGATGAACAACGCAACAAGACTTAGGGGCTTTAAGGCTCTGAAGTCCGCAGCGGGAATGTCTAGCGCAACTGGAGCAGGAGCTGCTGCTGCCTCTGGCACTGCAACATGGGCAGGATCTGGCGCTAAAGCTGCTGCGGCTGCCACAGGGCCGGGAGGAATAGCCGGCTTCAATGCCGCTATGAGCGGCATGATGGGTCCAGGCGGGCAAATGCCTGACATAATACCACCTAAATCAACAGCGCCACCGAAGGGCATGAAGGGAATGTGGACAAAAGCATACGCTCATGTAACTAGGGAAGGAACTAAAGCAGCAGCAGTTAAAACTAGAGCACAAAGAGTCGCGGCTACAAGAGCCGGTAAAGCATGGACATCTAGTTTTAAAATGGCCATGAGAGTCAATACGGTTATAGGAGTCGCTGCGGCTCAAGCCATAGGGGGTGCTTTTAAAGCGGCAGGCAGGGTAGCTAAAATGGCTTTCAAATTTGGTGGGTTTATGCTTATCCTAACAGTCATTGTTGGATTAGTCATGATGATTAAAGACAATCTTGGAAAGTTTGGAGAAGCATTAAAACCCGGCATAGAGATATTTAAGCAGATATTTGCACAACTTATGTCATTCCTCAGTGTAATTGGGAATACGGTTATGGAGATATTTGGACAAGTATTCGGAGGCGGTGGCGAAGGTGGAGAAGGTGGCGCTGAAGGAGGCATAGCCTCTGTTGGAAAAATCTTTGAAAAGGTCGCAACGTTTGTGCAGCAGTTCCTGAACGTCGTTCAGAATGTCATTCTAAAAATTCTTCCTCCTATATTGAAGTTCTTTTTCACAATCGTAAAAGCAGTATTTACAGCCATTGTGGGGGCAATAAGATGGGTCATCAGTAGTTGGGAAACAATAGCTGATGTCGTTCAGTCGGTTATATTCTGGATAGTTAAGCTTGTAGAGTCATGGGTAGACGCTCAAATATGGGTTGGTAAGCAAATTATAAATGCCATACGATATTTAGTTAGAGGATTCTTCTGGCTAGTCCAAATGGTTGGAAAAGTCATGGACATGATAGTAGATGCTTTAGGAATGGGTATAAATGCTTGGATAACCTATGCGAGAACGGTTATTAATATTGTGCTTTCATTAGTCGAAGGGGTATTGAGTGCTGTTGAAAAAATAGCGGATGGGATCAGTTTCTTAGGAAACATGCTGGGAATAGAGAACAACCTTGGTGATTGGGACATTACATCATGGGTCGATGGTGTTCGTGACGGTCTTGACACAGTTGAGGCTAGTGCTAGAAGCTTTATTAATAATTGGACTGATGATGCTACCTCTTTTGAGGAAGGCGCAGTACGAATGGGTAATACCGTAGACTCAGTATTTGGAGGCATTGTTGGGCTGTTAGATACAATCATGGATTATGATGCGGCTAGAAATATTTCTGAACTAATAGGTGGCGCTCTTGGTAACGTTAGCATTGGAAATATGGCAACTGAGGTTTCGGATGCTGTTGCTGATGGTATTGACGATGGAGAAGAACGAGGGTTTAAGGACCTAAATGAAGAACAAAAATCCGATATGGCTGATGCTGTTGAGGACGCTGTTGGTAAAGGTTTCCAAAAAGCAATTAATGATTTTATAGGAAAAGTTAAAGATGCTCTGAAGGATGAGCTTGCCAAGATCGCTGACGCTGCGATGCAGGCTTTTGACGCATATACGGAAGTTGCTTTAAGTGCATACGATGCTCGCATAGAAGCAATTAACGAAGTTAAAGAGGCAGAGAAAGAGTTGACTAAGACTCTTGAGTATGAAGCTAACCGTAGGGAAATGCTTAACCAAATGGCCGTGGATAAGGAAAACTATCTAAGAAATAGACATTTGGCAATATATGAAGGAAGAATTGAAGACGCTAGAAACCTGACTGTGCAACGTAAGATACAGGAAGAGCAGTCTTCAAACGATTTGGAACAACTAGACGAATCTAGAAGTCAATTCTTACTCAACAAAGAAAGAGATCTTGCAATTGAAGCTATCAATGTAGCAAAAGAATTAGAAAAAGAAAGGCTTGATATAATAAGAGAGGGGTTTGCAGAGCATCTTGCAATATTTAAAGAGAACCTACCAGCAACCGTAGAGCAGTGGCAAGGATGGATGGATGGACTGAAGGACGTTACAGACGAATCGTTCCAGACCGCTTTTGGTGATTCTGGTGTCCTTGAATCAAGCCTAGAGGGTGTAAGTGAAAGCATACAAAACAGCATAAATGATTGGGACACAATAGTGGACTCGTTTGATCCAGTAAGTAAATTCCAAGAAATATTTGATAGGATAAATGCAGAATGGAAGAAAGCGCTTCAATGGGAAATTATTGCTCAATCTTGGATGGATGAATACATGGATGTGACAATACCATTACTTCTGGAAGCTCTTAAAGAAATTCGAGGAGAGATGGAAGATGCAGCAGGTTCCGCAGGAGCATCCGCAGTGGAGAGCGCAATTGACGCTGCTGACCAAGTGATGAGGAACTGGTACGGAGAGGTAGCAGATACCGCAGATGCTGCCCTATTGAACTGGACGCAGGGATGGCAGCAATCCCACCCTGTTTACGATAAGGAAAAAGACGACAATCCAGAAAATCCCGATTGGAATATAAGCCCCGGAGAACTAGCCAGACAATCAATGCTCGGCAACATTTCAACCCCCAATGTTGTTAACGAGGTTGTCGGGCCAACATATCACCCACAGCAGCAGAATTTCTTTGGTGGTGCGGTCAAGGCGCAGTATGGTAGATACTTAAATGGATTCAAGTCTGCCGCTGTTCCTGTCATTGCCCATGGTGGTGAATACATAATGAACGCAAGGTCAGTTCAAGATATTGGTTTATCCAACCTAGAGGCGATGAATCGAACTGGCAAGGGCTATAGCGGTGGTGGTGGTGCGGGCGTTACCATTAATGTTGATAACTTCATCGGTCAGCCCGAATGGTTCGAGGAGATGATGCAAGAGTACGATGTTAAAGTTTCGCCTAGAGCAGACAGAAACGCCGGTACAGATGTCAGAAAGATAAGTTCTATGTCTGACGCTAGCAGTAGGAGGAGAGTATAGTGGCTTTGCATGAAGGTGCTTCAACTATCTATGGCGTAGGTAGGGTTGTAGCCACTGATTCCGTAGGCAAAAGCAAGGGGTCAGGGCACCAGTCCGTTAAGCCTTTATTGAAAGTTAACGGACAATGCGTGACCGCACATAATAGAAAATATACATCTTCTGTTGGGTCTGTGGAGAAAACCGTAAAGCTATCTTCTGGTAATAATAAGAGATTCTATTCAAGATCTACTAAGAAGTTTTCGTTATCTTTTAGTTACTTACCGGACAAAAGCTCAATGACTGTCGATGGCTACACTGGCAGAGATGATCTGTTTAATTTAGCAAGCGCACAAGAGAACGTTCTGGTAGAGTACCTTCCAGACTACACATCAGATACTACGGATTTTAGCTACCAACATGTCGTTTGTATGGTTAATGCTTATACCGAAGCTTTATTGCGTAGGGATGAATCAAATGGATGCTATTATTATAATGTATCTATAAGTTTTGAGGAGTTATAATGGCTACAGTAACAGCATCTTCTACTATAACCTGTACAGGTTCTATGTCTTTAAAGATATTTGACACTTGGGGGGATAGACCATATTTAATGCTGAATAGTGATTATGTTACAGATCATGGTAGAAAAACTTCGTTTACTTTGTCAAGGTCTGGCGTTAAAGTCAACAAAAGGCAAACAGGAAGATCAGGGACGTACTATCCTGCTAATAGTCATAAAATAAAAATGTCTTCCCAATGGGCAATGCTGCCTGATACTTATTCACATACTTACGATGGAAGACCCGGACGAATTGGCTTGAAAAGTCTTTCTGATAGAAGAAGTTCAACAACTTTATATATCAAAAAAAATGATGGGTCTGGTTATTTAACTTACAATGGCTATATCTCTACATATAGTGAAGATTTATTCTCAAGAAGAGATTTTGAGGGCGGCGTTCTTTATGATGTGGCAATGGAGTTTACTGAATTATGATTACTAATAATACAAACAACACTGTCTTATCTAATAGTTTTACTGATGCTATTGATGGCTCTATGCTATCGACAGATCTTCGTGTCTCTATTGATTGGCTTGATTCGAGACATTTAGAGTTGTCTGGGTCAACAGCTACTGCAACAACGAATGATCCGCACTCTAGCACCGCTAAGGGAGAGGTGGGGCATTTCTTTGCTCCTGAGCAGTCTGTGAACGGATGGGAAAGGCAGTCTTATTTGTGGGGCGTTTGTGGCGCTCTTGATGTAGATGGGAAAACTATACGATGTGATGGTAAGTGGTCTGCCATGCCGGACGAGGATCTCTCAAGACATGAGTTTGGATGGTGGAGCGCCACGGCCTCTAGTTCATCCACAGGGACTTGGACAACATCTCCCTACGTTCAACTATCGTTCGATGCTGCCCGATGTACCCATATCAGAGTAAATACTTCTGAGTACTATGGTCAGGTTAGTTCTATAAAAGTTGAGTATATGCTGGAGGGGACAAGTTCATGGGTAACCCATGTTGCCTCTGCAAGTATATCTTCCGGCTCTTATTATTATGAGAGTGAAATAAACAATGGTAATTATTTATCATTAATAGGTATAAGAATAACTTCTTTATCTACTAGAAATAAAGGTGACTTTGCAAGAATTAATGAGATTGTTCCAATATATAGAGAAGATATCTCTCAGTACATTATAGACTCAAATGTATCTAAAGTTCACACTTTACATAATAGCTCTTTACCTATAGGTTCTACTGCTGCTAATTCTGGACAGATTACTTTAGATAACACAAGTGGAAGGTTCAGCCCCTTCTCCACTTCAGGCGTTGGGCCGTATATGAAAAAAGATATCAAGCTGACTATTGATTTTGGTGTCTTAGTTGACGATGTTTTGAACACATATGAATATGTTCCTTACGGTACGTTTTGGATAGATCAGTGGTCTGCATCTTCCGCCATGATTGTTACCGGAGATTTCAGGGACTATACAAAGTTTTTGAGTGATTTAATGATTGATGATGGATTTTTTGTTGAAAAGACCCTCGCTGGCGTTGCTGTAGGGCAGATAGCTTTAAAAGCCAACTTCCCTCGGTCTGATTTAAATATAATTAAACACTTTAAAGACGAAGTACTGGAGAAATCGGGCATATTCCACTTAGAGTTTGATGATGGCAATCCCGATAGTGCTAGTGCTTCTACTAATATTGCGGATAATGGTGTTTGGGGGCAATGGTGGAACAAAGAACAGTTAACAATGAATCTAGGAGAAGATGTAGAGATAGAAACAGGTGCTCTTAGAGATACCATAAAGGAGATAGACAGAGCCGACGCACCAATAGTAAGAGAGATCGTAAGTTCTTCTACGGATGCGTTAAATATAAATAATTTAAATAATGGCAGTTCCGACGTTTTTTCTGGCGCTAATTCGCATAGCGGAAGTACAAGATATATCGCAGGTGAATTCTCCACATATTATGTCCCAGCAAGCTCAAGCAGCACCCTATTTAAATTCACAGTTCAAAATGCAGGTATAAGAGTTTGGATTAATGATAACTTAGTTTTAGATAAATACAACAACGTGGATACACCATACAATACTGATTGCTCATATGTAGTTGATGTTGGTTCGTTAAGAGCGAATGCTGCATACAAAGTGCATATTGAGTACTATCACTGGTATGGAACACAAAAGCTTGTTTGGGAGTATTCAACTGATAGTGGATCAAACTATGCTGATGTACCTTATTCTTCAACTTGGCTTGCTATAGCCAAAGATTCTATTGGGATCAGAGATACCTATGTATCATCAGCCTATTCTGATAGTTATGATCATTTCAATCATGGAGTTTATCTGAACAGTTCTTCGCCAGTAAACTTAAGTGGGCCATCTGGTATGACATCTGATCCTTCTGGTA